AATTTCCTTTTACAAATTATTGACTCGATTTACAAAATAGTTGTCAATTCTGTAAACTTTGAATCATAAGTATTCCTATGGACGAAGAACAGAAATATTTGGAAGAGAAACATAACAGAGGTGTTATCATCAATGATGACAATGAGGATTGGGGTGGTTGTCCTTCTACTTACGAAGAAGAGTAGTTGGTGCCTCCTGCCGGACTTGAACCAGCACGCCTTATAGCCACAGATTTTAAGTCTGTTGTGTCTACCATTTCCACCAAGGAGGCTTACAACTAAATTGGTCGGAGTGGTAGGATTCGAACCTACGACCCTATCGTCCCAAACGATATGCGCTACCAGGCTGCGCTACACTCCGGTAATTGGCCTGCCCTCCAGGACTCGAACCTGGGACCTACAGCTTAGAAGGCTGTTGCTCTAATCCAACTGAGCTAAGGGCAGATAGGTTTAAGCGGCTTCTAACATTGACATAGGTACTCTATAACTTCTACCTAGCATGTCAACAACACACTTTGTTTGATTGATTTTGGTAATTGTACCAGGAGTTTTTTTAGTCTTTTGAACAACAAACACTTTTTGTCCAACGGATAGAGTTGCTTTACCAACTACCACTTTCATTTGTGATATAAAATCAGAAAGTTCGTTAAGTTGAACAAGGTTCATTTTTTGTATTTCAGTTTTCACATTTTTCATAATATAGTCCTTTTGTTATTAAAGATAAAGAGGTCCAGTCCATCTGATAGCATAGTTACCAGTTAGAACATTACCTCTCGGTTGATTTAAAGCAGGTGCATTGTAACCAGCGGCTTTCAATATATCACCTTTCTTAAAATGTTTGAAATCAATTTTAGAGATGAAACAGAATACACCATTATCTCTTACAACTTTAATGTATTTTTTTCCTTCTCTTATTGAGATTGAATCGTCCCATTTAGCAAGTTGTTCTTGTGTGTAAGATGAGATTTGTTCTTTGCCTTGTGAAGACCAACGGAAGTAATCTTCTTTGGCACCATTCATTAAATTTGTGATACCTTCTTCAAGTGATTCGGCAGTTTTGTTTACAGTAGTCATAGTGTTTAGTGTCCTTTCTTATTTTATGTGTCCATTATATCAGATTGATTCGATAATGGCAAGCGTTTTTTTAACTTTTTTATGAATTATTTTTATATGCCATTAGTAATGCACCAGAACCTGATACAACCAACCCTAGAAACGCAACCATTAGCATTTCAGTCAAGGTATTCGCAGTTTCCATACAAGCTCCGTCACAATCGTTAGCAGAACCGGCCATCATTATAATACCAGTTATAATTAATAGACTTGATATAGTGTTTTTCATAGTGTTTTCTCCTTGTTATTTAATTTTCAGTATACCAGTTTCACGGTATGCTTTGTAATCGTTGATTATCTTGTTGATTTGATTTTTCATGTTAATATCAATCATTTTCAAAAGAGTAGTATCAAGTTCAATTACTTCTTTTATGTCTTTGTTCATTTTTTTGATGTGATTATAAGCAACATTTCTTACAATCGTCATATTATTGTTTATTGTTTCTTTCTTTATCATATGTGTCCATCCTACCACAGATAAATAGTAAAGTCAAGCACTAATTTCACTTTTTTTCAAAAAAATGGCACAAAAAACCCTTATAAATCAACGCTTTTTAATTTTATTTGTTCTATCTTTGTTCTTTTTAGCGTCCGGATGCTCAAAAACTGTCGAAAATTGCAAAATTGCGCCGGATTTAGAGCGAATCGGCGAATCAGCGTCAAAAAATTTAGATAATTTAACGGAAACTGATTTACGAGCTATGAAAATGAGTTGTGGTTTCTAATATAAATAGTATTATAATGAAAAATTGTTCAAATTGCGGACATGAGTGTCATTGTGGCATAACTTGTTACCAGGATTACAAAGATGGCGACGGAAAAGATGTTGTTATCAACTGTTGTTCTAATTGCAGACATGATTCGTATATTGATGAAGAAAAATATAACATAGAAAGTTAAATATGAGCAAAATGAGAATGTTCAAGTTTTGGAACGCAGATGGTGTAGAAAAAGAAAAAGAAGAAATCAGTTTAAAGAAAGCAACAAGAGCTGTACAAGGTGATTTTAAAGATAAAGAGATTAGTGTTGAATATATCAGTAAAAAAGGTAAACAGATGTGTCATTCTATAATCATACCAATTGGTAGAAAATTAAGACAATCAATTTTACAAGAAAAACAAAGATTAGCCTTAAAAGCAAAATTGGCTAGATAGATGATTGGTAAGTTTACTATTCTTAAAGATAAAAGAGTATTAAAGTTTACAAACTTTGATGACATACCAATGTCATTTAATCATGTAGTATCTTTTGAACCTGATTATCCGGAACCACCTCATACAGATGAACAACATGAAGAAATGTCAACATATCAATCTAAATTAGAGGAGTTATTAAATCGTGCCAGCGGTAACTAGAATAGGTGACGCAGATGTGGCTCATTGTTCAGGAATGACAAGAGCGGCTGGGTCAAGTAATGTATTTGTAAACGGTATTGGTGTATCACGCCAAGGAGATAATAATACAGGTCATTTATTGCCTGCTCCGATATGTCCATCTCATTCAGCCCCGATAGCTACAGGTTCATCCACAGTATTTGTAAACGGCAAAGGTTGTGGTAGAGTTGGTGACGGAATATCTGGTTGCACAAGCGTAGCGGCAGGTTCTCCTAATGTTTTTGCTGGTTAATTTAAAAAACTGTTATAAATATTAGCGATATGGCAAACTATGACGCTTCAAGCACAAACAAAAGTAAAAAGGCAGTAAGGACTTATAAAGACCTTGACCTTGATTTTACACGACATCCTGTAACAAATGATGTTGTAAAAATCGAAGATGTAAATGCTGTTAAAAGAAGTGTTAGAAATTTAGTTAACACACAATTTTATGAAAGGCCTTTTCATCCTGAATTAGGTTGTGGTGTAAGAGATTTACTATTTGAAAACTTTACACCTATGACAGGCATATTCATAAGAAGAAAAATTGAGGAGGTTTTGGTGAATTATGAACCAAGAGCAAATATATCCTCAATTGCAGTAAATGAACAACAAGACAGAAACGGAATAAATGTAGAAGTAAACTTTTATGTTTTAAACTTGCCAAATCCAGTTTCAGTTACAACAACACTACAAAGAATTAGGTAAATAAATGGCTTCAAATAAATTAACAGTATCAGAATTAGATTTTGATAATATAAAAACTAATTTAAAATCTTTCATGCAAGGCCAATCCGAATTTCAGGATTATGATTTTGAAGGTTCTGGTTTTGCCGTTCTTTTAGATGTTCTAGCTTACAATACACACTATCTAGGTTTCAATGCTAACATGTTAGCAAATGAGATGTACCTAGACTCAGCAGACATAAGAAAAAATATTGTATCATTAGCAAAAATGATTGGTTATACGCCAACATCATGTAGAGCTTCAAACGCAGAGTTAACTGTAAAAGTTAATAATGTTCCAAACACTACAACATCACTTACAATGGATAAAGGAACAGTTTTCACAACTTCGGTTGATGGACAATCTTATCAATTTGTAACAAATCAATCTTATACAGTTCAACCTAATTCTGGTGTTTATCAGTTTGCAGGCGTAAAAATTTATGAAGGCACATTAGTAACTTTTAAATATACAAAAGACAGTTCGGATCCTGACCAAAAATTTATTATTCCAAGTCCTAATGCTGACACGATTACATTAAAAGTAACAATACAAAATTCTTCAAGTGATAGTACACAAAATGTCTATACACTTGCAACAGGTTTTACAAATTTAACAGACGCTTCAAAAGTTTATTTCTTACAAGAAAATGAAGAAGGTAAATTCGAAGTTTATTTTGGTGACGGTATTTTAGGAAAATCATTATCAGACGGCAACATTGTTATATTAGAATATATTGTAACAAATAAAACTGAAGCTAACGGCGCAAGTTCATTTGCTTTGTCTGGCGACATAGATGGTTTTTCAAATGTTACAATTGCAACCACATCAAATGCAGCTAATGGTTCAGAGGCACAAACAAAAGAATCAATTAGATATAATGCACCTTTACAATACACAGCACAAGACAGAGCTGTAACTTCTAAAGATTATGAAACAATTGTTAAATCGGTTTATCCAAATGCACAATCAGTAAGTGCTTGGGGTGGTGAAGATGATGAAACACCACAATATGGTGTGGTTAAAATTGCAATCAAACCTATTTCAGGTTCGGTACTAACTACATCTACAAAAGAAACAATTAAATTGCAATTAAGAAAATACAATGTGGTATCAGTAAGACCAGAAATTGTGGATCCAGAAACTACATCTATTTTATTAACTTCAAATGTTAAGTATAATGAACAAACAACAGCTAAAACATCTGATACTTTAAAAGCAAATATAATTTCTACACTATCTAATTATAATACAAATACATTAAATCAATTTGATGGTGTATTCAGATATTCAAAAATTATTGGTTTAATTGATAATACAGATACAAGTATTGTTTCAAATATTACAACATTAAAAATTAGAAAAGAATTTACTCCTACAATTGGCGTTTCAACAAGATATGATGTTTACTATAGAAACTCATTATATAATCCTCATTCAGGCCATAACGCAAACGCTGGTGGTATTTTAACATCAACAGGTTTTAAAATTGATGGCGATACATCTACTATTTTCTTTTTAGATGATGATGGTCAAGGAAATGTTAGACGATATAGTTTATCAGGTTCAACAAGAGTTTATGCTAATAGTACACAAGGTACGATTAACTATGCAACCGGTCAAGTTACAATTAACTCATTAAATGTATCAGTTGTAGAAAATATTAGAGGCGCAGCTTCTAGTGTAATTGAATTAACAGTAACACCTAGTTCGAATGATGTTGTTCCTGTTAGAGACCAAATTTTAAACATAGATACGGCTAACTCAACAATAGCAGTTGAAGCAGACACATTTGTTGGTGGTTCTGCTGACGCAGGTGTAGGTTATACGACAACAAGTAGTTATTAAGGATTAGTAAATGGCAAAATTTACTGACAAAATATCCAATCTAATAAACAGTCAGGTACCAGAATTTGTATTATCTGACCACCCTAAATTTGTTGAATTTTTAAAAGCATATTATACATTTTTAGAATCAGCAGAAATTTCAGTTACAAGTGTACAATCAACAGATGGTTTACAATTAGAATCAGAAATCAATACTGATACAAGTACACTTCTTTTAGACGCTTCTCGTTTAGACTCTGATAGAACACAGCTTGATAGTGGTGACAAAGTTATATTAGAAAGTTCTACTTACGGTAAGTTTACTAGAGGAGAAACTATAACAGGTCAAACCTCAAAAGCAACATCCGTTATTCTAAAGGAAGATTTAGTAAATGGCAAGCTTTATATTTCAGCACAAAATAAATTTATTGAAGGTGAATTATTAGTAGGTGCTAATTCAAATGCACAAGCCGTTTTAGGTGATTACAAATCAAATCCTGTTAATACAATACAAGAGTTATTACAATTTAGGGATCCTGATAAAGTTGTTTCTAACTTTTTAACTAAATTTAGAAATGAATTTTTAAATACTATTCCAGAAAATTTAGACGCAGGCCTCGACAAAAGAAATTTAATTAAAAATATTAAATCTGTTTACAGAGCTAAAGGTACTAGTAGAGGGCATGAAATATTTTTTAGAATGTTATTTGGTCTTACTTCAGAAACAATTTATCCTAGGGAAAACATGTTGCGTGTATCTGATGGTAAATGGACAACAAATAAAGTATTAAGAACAATACAAAGTATTAATCTAACTGGCGATACTTCTTTATTAATTGGTCGTTCAATAACAGGTCAAACTTCAGGTGCAACAGCACTTGTTGAAGCAGTATCTAAATTTCAAATTGGTGCAAATGAAGTAACAGAGTTTACTTTAAATGAAGATACTATTGTAGGTACTTTTGTAACAGGTGAAGAAATAAGAGGAACAGAATCAGACACAGCTTCAACATTTATTAAAGCACAGACAACAGGTATTCCAGGAACAGTTACAATTTCAAATGACGGTATCTACAGTAATGAAAATGATACTGTTACAGTTACAGGTGGCGGTACAGGTTCTTTAATTACAGTTGAGGGTGTTGGTAATGGTGGTATAACTGATTTTATTATTGATAATGGTGGTAATAGTTATCAAATAGGCGACAGTATAGTATTTAATAATGCAAATACAAGTGGCGGTGGTGCAACAGCAGCCGTATCAATTGTAAACGGCGGACTTCAGGTTGAGAATAGTACCGAAGACCATATTATATTAGAAGACGCTACAGTAATTGGCGACCCTTATACAGGAAATAAAGTTGTACAAGAGAGTGGAACCGGCAATGGTGAAATTACAGATATTAGAATTATTAATCCTGGTTCAAACTATGTAAAAACTCCTATTATAACTGTAAGTTCATCTACTGGTGAAAATGCTTCTGTGTTTGCTCATGGTGATGAAATAGGAAAAGTTTTAAGTTTAAAAATTGTTGAGCCTGGTGCTGAATATAATCAGTCGCCATCTCCACCAACTTTATCTATTCCTGGTTATATGATACTAAAAGATATTTCAGGTTCTTTTGTTGCAGACTTGACAGCTACTTCGGTTGACTCTTCGAGTTCTACTATTACAGCAACAACAGGTGTGTTTGATTCAACAAGACAGATTTTAAAATTTACTTCAGCTTCTGGTATTTTTCAAGCAGGTAGAGTAATAACTTTAAGTAATGGCGCTACTGCTACAATTGCAAAAGTTGACCAACCTACAGCTACAGTAAATGTTGTTGCAATTGCTGACACGGCAGGTACCTATGTAAATGAAGACGGACATTTATCAGATGACGCAATGAGAATACAAGATAGTTTATACTATCAGGACTTTTCTTATGTTATCAAAGTTGGTCGAGTTATTAATGACTGGAGAGATTCATTTAAAAAGACTATGCACACAGCAGGTTTTTACTTTACAGGACAAGTTAACATTGAAAGTAGAATTAGTGCTCAGATTTCACAACCAGTAGAAGGTATCATATCAGGCATTGAAGAAAGTCCAATCTTCGGAGTTATCGGTCAACTGTTCTCTACTATATTTGGTAGAAGATTAGGAACAACAGATGATGGCACCACTCAAAGAGCTAATCCAGAATTAGGTGTGGATCCAGATTTTGATGACAGTACAATCGAACATTTTCCACAAAATACTAGAGATGTAACTTTGAGAAGACATATGACGGTATTATTAAGTCAAAGAAGTACACTATATAATATCACATCCAGAGGTGATAGTTATTTAAGAGGTTTTGCATATGGCGGACCTACTATGAAAAGTTTAGATATGTACACTAATCCTTTTAGTTCAAGCAATATGTATTCTGGAACACACACGAAGGCTCAAACAACGGCTATTGCCGGCAGTATAAATGG